CCCTCGCCCCACCACGAGCGGTCCCTGCCGTCGTTCACGCGGTTGCGGATGGTCCAGGCCACGGCGATCTGACCGGCCAGGCCTTCCCCGCGGGCCTCTCCCCACAAGGTGCGAGCCAGGATGTCGCGATCCCTTTCGGAAACAGTCATAGTTTTTCTCCAGGCAAAAAAAATCCCGCTCGTTGGCGGGTGGTAAATTGGGGGTGCGGCCTACGCGGGCAGGTTCAGTGACGGGAGTCCATTGAGAAACTCTTCAACGCCAGGCTGTGGCCGGTCGCCAGACAGCACTAGGTTGACCTGCTCATTGGCGTAGGCCCACACCAGGCTGCGCCAAGCGCGGAACGCTTTCCCTTCGTTCTGGAATTTCTCCACCGTGGGCTCCTCTGCGTAGCTGATTGCGGTGAGTAGGTTGTCATAACCAGCTTCACGCGCTTTCTCGTCCATGAACACCTGGGTCTGCCATAGGAGCTCAACCTTGACCTCGTCCGGGGTCGGCTCAGTTGGCGGGGGCTGAACAGGCTCCGGTGGGTGCGTCACACTCAGTCCGCCGTCGACGGATACGACCTTTCCCTCCAATATGCCTGCCAGCGCCACGGCGTATTGCTCCTCCGTGATCTCAATACCCCCATCGATCCAGTCGCGGCTGATGGTCCCATTGGCTGCATACGGCATCACAAAATCCTCATGTAATAGGTTGCGCCGATGTTTTTGGGGCGAGTCTCGTTGTCTGTTCGAACAACAGCGGAGGCGTCGAAGTACGTGACGTCTGAAGACAAGTTCGCTCCCAAGGTGGCAGAGGTCCGCGCAGCAGAAGCGCCCGCGCCCGTCGCCGTCGAAAAAGCACCTGCCCCTACCGGCACCGGTGCCGAACCGTCGCTCAATCGCCGCAACTGGAAGTTACCGGTAATGTTCTGCAGGGCGTCGTTTTGCTTGACCCGTGGGCTCCCGGCGCGAAGAAAGCTTCGCTCGGTATTTATCAGCGCCACGGTAGCGCCGTTGAATATGCTTCCCGCTAGGCTGATAACGGCCGTTGCTTCCACCAGGGGAGCGGAACCACTCACCGTTTCGCTGGTTAATAGGCCGGCGTTGTAGGTGTCAGACGCAGTGAGCTTGATGTACTTGTAAGTCTTGTTCTGTGGCGGTGTGTTGCCCGCTGTATCGAACATGATCGGCAACGGGATGCCCAGCGGCTGAAACGCCCAAGGGTCGATAGTGTTTCCGCCGGTACCGCCCTGGGCAACACTCAGTGGGGTGGTGAGCCCGATCAGTGATGTGATGTCAGAGTTTGCCCCTGACTTCGCCGCGACCAGGGTTGTACGGGCGGTGCCGTGGTCTGGGTCATTCAGCAGCCCCTGAATGAAAACGGAGAGATCCGTGATACCGGTGCCTCCCTTGCTCGGGGGCAAGATGTCGTAGTTGCCGGTGGTCTTCAGTGCTGCCAGCTGAGCGCCATAGGTCGTAACAATCGCACGCAAGGCATCGGCGGAATCTTTGACGTAGCCTTGCATTGGCGCCAGCGCATAGCTGCCACCAGATGCAGTCGAACCGATGTAAGCAGGGTCGATAGAGATCGCGGTATTGCTCGCCACGTTGGTAACTTCATACCAACGCCCATCCGGCCCGCGAAACGCATCGCCGACTCGGCAGTTCACGATGAAAGCCGTGCCTGTGCCTGTTACAGCATTGGAATTCAGGGTGACGGAAACCGTCCCAGTTTTGTACCAGGGCATAGGAAGTTGTCCTTTATAGTTTTGCGAATACTGCTGGAAGGAAGAAGGCGAATGGGTTGCCAGAGCCAACTGTCAGCGCGTATAGATTCCCGCCGGAGAAGTCCCACCAACAATACAAGGATCGATTAAAAGGGGCGTCATTCAACATCGGCATGCTGAATGTATTTAATAGCATGTACTCACCAACCGGAAAGTTGAAATCTACTCGGTAGTAGTTGCGTGGCAATCCTTGGGCTGTAGTGTCGGTTTTTACATATGTCCAATTTTGGAATGAGCGTGTGAACCTGGCATAGGGTGTATCACTATCGAATAACAGCTTTGAGCTACCATCCCATATCCGCATTCCATAATTTGCAAGAGCCATGGCAGCAAAGCCACAAGCAAAATAAGCTCCATTGGGTTGCAGCGTGTTCTCGTCATAAGCGCGAACATAGAACCCGGTCCACGCACCCGGCGATCCGATCACGCGCATCAGGCACAGGCCGGCAATGCCAGTGCTTCCTGCAGGCCGGATAAAAACAAGCGGTGGTTCCTGACTTGTTATCGTTCTAGGGAATGAGGTGACCGATCCAAGTCCAGATTCTTGCGTTGGCTGGTATGTTCCTTTTGCGAGAACGACGAGACGAGTAAACTCGGAGTCAACTGTCACAACATTGCTATTATTTGTGAACTCAAATCCATATGCCATCAGGAAAACCTTATTACAATTAGACGCATTGTCGAGCTGGTCGTACTGCTAAATTGCTCCCTTCCTCGAATGTAGCTATAGACCCTGACCGCGTTATTGATAACTTCGGTCTCAAGCTGCATATCGGTGCTTACGTTATAATTCCCAATCGGAACCACAAAAGCCGAGCAATTGGTTGGAGTGATCCCGGGGACCGATATCGTCTGAAAGTTAGCAGAGTTGGACCCTGTCACAACCCCGCTATATACGACCCGCATTGTGAAAGATGTTTCGTCAAGGGTGAGATTTCCATTCTCGTCCCATATCCTAATTCCGAAACTCATGCCGAAAGATCCCCCCACTGGTAGCGCTTGGCGCCGTTCTCGTCGTAGACCTTCCCTCCTCGGTTATTGATGGTCTGGCGACCTCCGGTCCCCACGGTGCTGTTGAACTCAAATTCGCCAGTGACGAAGTTGATCTTCAGGCCAGACTGGCCTGCAACGTAGTTAGCCGATTGAATGCTTTGGGTAAGCTTCGCGACACCTATGGAAGCGTCCTGGATGAAGGCGGAGTTCATGAATACCTGACCACCCTGAACCGCAAACGGAACCGAAATAGCGCCGCCTGCGATGGTGTTGACGATGGCGAACCGGTCGGCACTCACCAGGAACTGGCTTTGCAGGCCTGCCGCCGTGTTCTCGATGCCCAGACCAATGCCAGCGGCGACATACTGCCCGCTGGCAGTCAGCTGCATCTTCACAGACCACATAGTGTTCAGCTTGCCGCTGGTGTCCGCGTAGGCCGTTGCCGTCTGCTGGATTGCTGCAGCGTTCGAGCCGACCGTTGCAGTCAACTGGTCGATCTTCGTCGATGTGGCCGAGTCATTCGTGGCCACCACCTGCTCGAGCGTGGTCAGGTTCGCCGCGTTCTGACCGATCTGGACATCAAAGGTTGTCAGCCTGCTGGCCGTCGCCTCATTCTCAGAAGCCCGAACGCTGGTTTCCTGAGCGATAGCCGCCGTGCTGGTCCAGCCCTTGATGGCGTCGGCCAGGTCCCCTTCCCCGTTGTCATCGCGGTACGAGGCGCGCAATGCTTCGAAGGACGTGGCCTGGGCGGTGACCAAGCCGTCCAGTTCGACAATCTCGGCGGTATTGGTCGCCACCTGCTGCGCCAGGCCGTTGGCCGTCTCGACCGACTGCCCGACATCAATCCAATAGGTGGTGTTGGGCGGTGGCGTGTTGATCGGAACCGGGATTTTCGCCTGGTAGATGCGACCGTCCTCGACCACCATCTGGCCCACCTCATAGGGCTCATCCGGCTCGTAGGCCGACAGCCCATCGAGCGCATCGATCTGGGCCTGGAGGCCTGGGATCTTCTCGATTTCACCCCTCAGCTCTTCGCTGAGTTCGGTTTCGCCAATCTGCCCGGCGATCAGCTCGAGGATTGGCCCAGCCTCCGAACTGGCCTGGCCCAGCACACCATTGCCGACCGGGTACCAAGGGCCGATGTTCCCGGTTCGGTCCACCAGGCGCGCCCAGAAGAAGAACGACGCCCCCGCCAGCAGGCTCTGCATGCTGTAGTCGCTCTGGGGATATGCCAGGTCGGCCAACTTGGTGGCGTTGTCCAGGACGTTGGTTGGGCCGTACCAGATCTCTGTCCGCTGGGTATCCTCGGCGCCAGCAGGGAAGCCCCACTTGAGGCCGATGCCGAACAGCAGCGACGTTGCCGTCAGGTGGGTGACCGCCGGCGGCAGCCCGGTCTTCCCTTCCAGGTCGGTCAGCGCCGAGGTGGTCGGGATGGAGGAAACATTCATTGCGCTGACAGCGCGCACCCTGGCCATGTACTGACCGGAGTAGATGCCGCGAACGTCCACCAGCAGCTCGCCCGTGCGCGGAACCTTGATCCATTCCCGGGCGCCCCACCGCCATTCGACGTCATAGCCCACAGCGCCAGGCGCCGCATCCCAGGCAATGGTCATGGCCGTGACGGCGATGCCCTGCTCGATGACCACGTGCTGACTGATCAGCACCCGGGCCGGGGCATCCTGGGTGCCGACTGGAATGCCACTGATCGGCCGAGGATCGACCACGGCGCCGTTGTCGATGAAAGGGAACTTGCTCGGTTCGTGCTGAATAACTTCCAGCTGGTACTGGTGCCACTCAGGCCGGGTGACGTTGCGAACGTAGAACTGCATGACCTTCAGATCGTCGAAGTCGATCACCCAGCCGCATTCAGGCTCGGGCACTTCGCTGTAGTTCGCCGCCACGGTTACGGCCCGGCCAGCCACCGAGCTGATGACTCGGGCCTCAGACTTGCCGCTGGGCAGGTTGAGGTAGAGCCGCGCACCGGTCGGGATGGTCACGTCACGGTCAAGCGTCACGACCCGCCCGGCGACGGACGAAACACGCCCACCATTCGCTCGGCCGGCAAGCATCGGATCGCCCACGGCAATGATCTGCCCGGGTTTTGGGATCCCACCGTCCAGGCCGACCCGGAACGTAGCGCCTCGGGTTTGCAGCTGCTCGGTCATCAACGCCCATTGACCGGCGCGCTGCGTCTGGCCCAAGGAGGTAGAGCCGATCGCCTCGACGCCCAGTTCTCGGACAGAGCCCAGCTCGCTCAGCGCCTCGTTATCGAACACCGGCTCCTTGTCGGTTTCGAATCCTTGGTCGGGGTTGTCCCAGGACACCATCGCTACGGTGTGGCGATCACGCCAGCGGGTGCCGTCGTACTTGATGGCACCGTTGTTGAGTATCTGCGACGGGCTATAGCTGAAAACTGGATCGCCAGGCATATCGGCATTGACGACGATCTGGCTGCCATCCCAGTAAGCCATCCCGTGGAAGATCGAGGCCAAGTCCTGCAACACCGCGTAGGCCTCGGCCTGTTTCTGGAAATACAGGTTGCAGGTGAAGCGAGGCTCCTGGCCACCCTTGCCGTCGGGAACCATCTGGTCGCAATACTGGGCGATCCGGTACAGGGACCACCGATCCACCATGGTCGCGTCGATGCGCTCGCCCAGGCCGTAGTACGGGTGCAACACCAGGTCATAGAAGATCCAGGCAGGGTTATTGGTGTAGGCCTCCTTGAAGGTGCCATCCCAGATCCCGCCGCTGGTACCGGCGCCGGCTGTGGCGTAGGTCCGGGTCTCAGGGTTGTAGTTGGTCGGCACACGCACGATGCGCCCGCGCATCAGCACCGCAATCTTGGCGATATCGCCGCCGAACTGCTGGGCGTCGTATTCGATGCAGCCTACTGACGTCAGCGGGTACTCTTGGTCGCTGTCGACCAGCTCGGCGACAGCCTCGACAAACATGCTGTCCTGTACCAGCGAACTGTTGGCCTCTGGCGTCAGGCGACGCGCGCGCAAAGTCCACTGATTGCCGTCGGGCAGCTCGATCCGGTGGGAGCGCTCGTACTTGGTGACGTTCTTGCGGTCAACGAAGGATGTCAGCACCGTGACAAAGGGACCGTTGTCGGTCGAGACATCCACGGCGTATTCAATACGGACGCCGTTGATATTGCCGCTGGCGTCCTGGCTCTGCAGCGTGGGCCAACTGAAGCGCAAGCGGGCCGCATCAATCATGGCGTTGTTGATGCTATGGAGCCACGGGGTGGTGGTGCGCAACTCCTGGCCGACGGCAATTTCGTTGCTCGACTCGGTGACGCCCGCCAGGCGTTCCTGGTTCAGCTCGCCGGAACGGAACTGCCATTTCACGCCTGGATAGTTGATGGTGCCGTCCTGGGCCTGAATAGGGGTTCCGTCGAGACGCACGGAGCGGAGCCCATCCACTGGACCCACAATGGGCCCCCAGCTCCAGATGTAGACCAACCTGGCCGTGGCCAGGGAAGGAACGCTGTTGGAAGCGATGCTCGGCTGCTTCGGTTTCGATTGGCCGCCCTTTGCCCCCCTGACAGCCCTGGCCTTCTTCGCAACTGCGCTCATGCGCTCCTCCAAAATGCAAAAACCCGCCGAAGCGGGTTGGGTGTTACCAAAAAGTCAGATGTTGTCCTGGGTGTAGATCCCCCCGGATTCGACGGCGCCGCCGATCTCCCGCTCCCCATAAAGCAGGGGGTATGGGTTGCCCTGGGCGATGGTCGTCACGGCAGAACCGAAGCCATAGCTTGGGTTGTTGCCGTCTTCGTTCTTGTCCGCCGTGTTGGCTTTCGTGGTGGGTGACAGCATCTGCACCACGCCGCCCATCGCAACGCCAGCGCCGGCGACGAGCAAGCCCATGCCAAGGCCGGTGGTCGTGCCACCGGTGAAGAGGCCGGCCACGATCAGCGCCACGCCCAGAACCGTCTGGAAGATGCCCGCCGACTTGCTGCCCTGGATGATGGGCATGATGCGGATGACCTCGGCGCCAGCGCCTTTAAGGTCGAGCTCCTGCTCGCCGATGTTGCGCTCATCGATAAACACCGCGAACACCAGGCCGCGCTCCTCTGCGGTGCGCAGGAATTTCTCGAACCCAGGCTTCATCACGCACAGGGCATTCATCGCATCCCGGAACCCGTGCAGGTCCAGGCGGTACTGGCGGCCGAAGCGCTTGCCCAGCACGCCGCCCAGTTTGATAGTGGTCATGGTCATGGCCGGTAGTCCTTGTGCCGTAGGATCAATTTCACCCGGTTGGCCATGGACCAGCCGTAGACCTCCCGTGCAGCCAAGCGCCCGGGCATGTGGTGGTAAATGAATGGTCCCGATCCGCCCAGGGCCGGCGCCGGCTCGCTGGAAAGCGATGGGTCATCGCCCAGGTAGATCGCCGCGTGGTTCGGATGGAAGCACGGCCGGCC